CGGTATCCCCAGCTATTCCCATAATAGTAAAGTTTTGTTCTGACATATTAGAACCTAGTAATCTGCATACTACTTGATATCCTTTGGCGTTGGTTGTGTCAAATGCACAATCTACACGGGATATTCTTGAGGATCCTTGTGGAACCTGTATGTTACCGAGTGATGAACTTAACATATTATCAGTTAAACTAAAATATGCTTTATCGGTAGGCGTTGCGTCAAATGTTCTTGTTATTGTTGTGGCCATTTTTATTTACCTCTATAAACGAAAGTAGAGAGAATTCCCACCTAGTTTTAGATTTGGAAACTGACGACGTGCAAAAGCACCGAGTATTGCTACTCCACCGGCAGTCACTAATGTCTTTCTTCCACCATCTGATGCAATCATATTAACTGCGTTTCTAGATAGTGTGTTGAATGCGGTCCCTAGTTGACCGTCTGTAACGTCTTTTAGGACTCCTTCGGTAACAACATCTACACCCATGCCGATACCGACATCTTTAGTAGTTGTTCTACCTGCGTTTAGATATGATGCTATTGCCAATCCACTAGCCATACCGCTAATAGATGGATGGGGGAGTGATTTCTTCATTTTCCGTCCTTTTGTAGAGGGCTTACGGGTTGTAGAGCGTTTAGATGATTTTGATGAACGACTTTTAGCGGCTTGATAACGTGCTTTAGAGATAAGTTTGTTATCTTTAAAATACATCATCCTTCCATTTTTCGCTCTCTTAGCCCGTAATACCATTATACTTGTATACCTAAATCCATTATATAAACATATTCCTTCTACAATACCACTTATATTCCCCATCCCCATCTAAAGTCTGATGAGTGACCTATTAGCTGGATATCGAAAAGTTAAGAGTTTTGCATTAAGGGATGGCGAACACGCTATCCTACGCTTCGTCGGTGGTATCGACAGAGACTTCAAGTGGACGGATTCGAATGGAATTGAAAGAACATACGTAGGTGTCAACGTATTTCTCAAAAAGCATTCTAGTGAGTTCTATAACGGACAATGTGATACCGAAACCGTTATGAGAGTAGGGATCGGAACTACTTTAGATGATTGGATTGTAGACGGGGGTTTAAAAGACATGGATTCTAAAACAGAGTCTAAAATCATTTACAAAGTAGATAACTCCAAGACTTCGGGATATGGTTTAAGAATCGAGGGAAGAGAAAAGTAATGACTGAAAAGGAATACCGACAAGAGTTATCTAAAATCGTTATGCTTTTTTCGAAAGACATAGTCGATATAGTTAGATCTAGAATGGAGACTATCGTTAGGGAAGAACAATGACCTGTTCATGTATGCGTGGTAGTGCATCCGCTTATATTATCAAGTGTTACAAGTGCGGCCGTCGTAGTGCTTGAGTTAAGGATAAGGTAGTAGAATGTATGAAAGTAGTAGATATAGTGGCTTAATGTGGCTTAAAAGTGGGTTATTTGCGTAATCCCATGGCATCAGACACCGTATCTACTGCGACCTTTTGCGTCTTTGATGCATTTTCGATGATTGGTAGTAATTTACTAGCGGCCGCTTGGACATACCAAGGTTGTCCACTTAGATCCTTTGTCATATTATGCAATAAACTTAATTGAGATCCTTCTTCTCCTTTCCCCAATTCTTTAGCAGCATTACCCATGGCACCACTCCAAAATTTTTGTAAACTCTCTCTAGCCCTTGGAAGCATAAATTCTTCAAAATCTTGAAGGGTTTGTTCTCTTATACTCTTAACTATTACTTCTAGTCCTTGGTTAAGTGCATCATCTGAATCTTTACTTAATAGCCAAGTCTCAATCTTTTTCTGAGTCTTTAACGGTATCCAAAATGTATAAATTAGTAAGTATAATAAAAAGCTCATAATCCATACAACAAGAAATTGTTCGTCGTTCATTTGTTAATCTCATTCCAAATTAAGTTTAAAGAAATCTTCCATCCCTTTTGTAACATGCATGATGCTATCCAACTAGGGCCTAAAACATAATAAGATCCAAATGGCAATTTATTTTTAGCGTTCATTATGCAATTAGCAAAAGCGGTTTTAAATTTATCATTATCTGGAAGGACAGTATCTACGACTTCCGCCGTTTTTTCTTTAACTAAATCTTTACCTTCTTTAATCATTGACTCAGCTGACGGAATTTCTAAATCTTTAATCCATTCTATAACCTCTAATAAAACATCCATTGTTTCATCTACAGTATGATAAATAGAAGCTAAAGCGACAGGTCTTGGAATATTAAGATCTATAGTTGGTATAGTTTCCGCTATTGCGATAAACTTAGCAGTTGCATCAGCTTTCTTGTCAAACCTACAAGCCACTAACCACAATCCTCCAATAATAACCGGTTGTAATACAGAAACTATGGGAGGAATAAACCTATTCCATTTAATTCCCTTCATTAATTCTTCAAAATCTTTAGCTGAATTAGGTAATTTCATGTATTATATACCCCAATATGAAAAGGTGGAACATAAGCACAAATCAATCATCCAGGGTATAGTTAAACCCCCTTCTAAAACGTTCATACCTTATAACCTGTTAACATACACGACATACTGCCATTATTCCCACTTTGAGTCGCTTTAACTGCGACCGTTGAATTAGGAGGTATAACGAACTCAATCATCTTTGGTTGAACTCCAAGGTTAAAGTCTACTATTACGATCTTCTCGGTAAACATGTTAATCCCGTCTACTTGGATCGTATAAGATAAAGTTTCACCGGCACCCATGGCGGTCCAATCAATACCTATCATTATTCTAGTTAGAAAGAACTCTGAAGGGTTCGTATAATCTAAAAGCGTTAGTGCCGAACTAGTAAGGGCTTTAGTTCCACTCCAACCGTAAATATATCCTTCCTTAACTCTCGATACGCTTAGACTCGGTGCTAAGCTCATTGGTAAACTTTACCAGTTAACCATACAAAAGTTTCTACGTTATCCGTTCCGGATCCTTTAACCACTTTAACTTTAACATCTGTTAAAGGTGGTAGTAAACATTGAAAGTCATTTAATTCGCTTCTCTCATAATTATTATTATATATGTTAGAAGCTATCAAATTATTGTTTAAATATATTTGCACCAGTTCATCATCGTTAGAACGTACCCCACCAAAACCAAATTGTAATACTACCATAAGGTATTGTTTACCAGTTGTAAAGTTCAACATAATATCATCACCTCCAGTTGCACTTATTATTTCACCACTATAAGCATAACAATGTTCACCTATTATTGTTAAACCTTGCTGGGGCCCACTGAATGTGGCGTTAGATCCTATCCGAGTTTTAGCCATACTTCAAAATTATTCGAAATATAGAGTAACAGATCCAGAACTTGCCGATGCACTACCACCAGCGGCAAACTGTATGGCAATTTGTAAATCTATGTTATTAACTCCAGCTAGAGGGAAAGCGACTGGGACAGTATTGAACCCTACTGCGGCGGCCGCGTCGGCGGTATCCCCAGCTATTCCCATAATAGTAAAGTTTTGTTCTGACATATTAGAACCTAGTAATCTGCATACTACTTGATATCCTTTGGCGTTGGTTGTGTCAAATGCACAATCTACACGGGATATTCTTGAGGATCCTTGTGGAA